CTGGTTAATCCTGTTCTTCCTCTATTTCCTCTTGCTGTAGTCCGACCCAATAATCATTATCAAACTCATAATCCACAGCAACTTTTTCCAAATCACACAACCGTATATGATAATTTGCCTTCTCCGCATCTAAAACATGCCTATTCATCAACCGTCGCATACTCGGAAACTTATAATATTCTGACAACGGAACATTTACTTTTCGCATTAACCGTCGCAACTTAGTTTTATCCATATTTTCCTTAATATTATTCAATATTTCCTGTGGTGTCATGGGATTCAAAGCCATGAAAGCAACATATACTCTCATAACAACATCATAAGCATATTTATTTGTCCCCATCGTATCCCATGCAAATCCTATAACCTCTGGTATATTTTCTCCCACAGTATCACACTGTGTAGTAAAAAGCTTACACATACTTTCATCTATTTCTTTATATGGTAATATAGGAGCGTAGCGAGGATCATCATTTTCTATAAAATACCTCTTCAAAAACTTCGGTCCCATTTTAACAAATCGACCCGTATCATCTGGAATAGAGAGAAGACTATCATACATATGTTCTTCTCTCAATGTCATCCCAAAATAAATCTTCAAAAAAGCTTTCCAAGTCACTTGATTCATAACCGACCGAAGCAACCGAGGCGCACACCATATATGATCATCACCATACACTACAATTGCTATATAACGCTCTATAAGCAAAACATCTATCAAATGAGACAAATGTGGATGCATAGCTTTAATATGTTCACAATAACAATAAAAAATAAAAGCCATTATCCAACTATCCCCATGAGATGTCTCTTTACCCCCAGAATACATCTGACCTACCATAAATCGCCAAAATCCACCTATATGGCAAACCATTTTTGCACAAACATTCGTCGCCCAATACTCTAAAAGCAATCGCAAAAAACTTTTATCTTTCTCCACTATAGTCTCCCAATCATAATAAGGATACACATTCGCACAATATAATAACAATAGCCAATCAGATATATGCTTATCTAATCCCTCTATGTCACCATCAACCCAATAAAAGTCTTTCAAATCACCATTCAAATATTTGTATAAAAAATACGCTCCTCCCCACCAATAGGTCATACCTATTCGAATAACATTATTTCTCTCCAATAACATGCGTTTCTCATTTACCATTATACACATATATATATGCGGCAAATCAGGGATAAAAAACTCCCGTATCTTCATAGTCATGGCTTGCAACTCTTTAACTGTTTTATATTGACCATATCGATACTCATCTTTAGCTTTAATTATGCAATTTATAGCCTCACACATCACCACCTCATCATTCCTAATCTTATAAAGCACTGAATGGAGCTTTCGCATAGCTGCTTCAACCAAAAGACACTTCTGCCCTTGAGCCACAATTCTCACCTTGGTGTTAT